CTTTAAGAATTAAATTGTTATATAAATTTTCTAATCTATTATCTTGACCACTATATTCATAATTTTGTAAATAATCATATTTAATCTGATAATTATCAAAATCGGGAAGAAGAGAAAGAGGGTCAAATGTACCATCAGGTTTTTTAGCTAATCCTGTTCTTTCTGAATGTAATCCTAATGAATTTCCCCCAACCTGGGCTAGGGTTTGGATAGGGTTATAAGCTATATTAATTTGGCTTCCTAAAGGTTGGGCTGTTCTACCTCCTAAAGATAGAGGACCTGTAAGGATTAAAGCTTGTTGTTTGGCTATAAAATTAATCCCACTAATAGTACTTAAAAATTTTCCTATTCTTAGTACATCAGTAGCACTGTTTACAGGATTTAAAAATCCATTCCTTAATAAAAAATCAGGAGCATCAGAATGTTCTCCTCTTTCAGGGATTTTTTTAGTTATAAAAGGTTGTCTACTATTTCCCCCAGCAGGTCTATCATTCCCATATTTTAGGGATTTTAAATCCGTTTGTAGATCTATAAGAGCCATTCATTATAATGAAACCCCTTCAGGGAGGTTATCTTCATATTTCCCTTTAGCAAAAGAGTTATTAATTGAAATAGTATTAGGATTTTTAAGGGGACCTTTAGGAGAAACTCCATTAAGGTCTAGTAAAGAAGGTTCGGGTTTTCCTCCTAACTTAGGAGCTCCATTTATAGAATATTCGTTGTGAAGTTTTGAAGCTTTTGCTTTAGGATCAAACCCTTCAGGAGTAGCTCCTTGGAGCCCGTATTTAGAATCTTTAAGTTTGTCTATTAATGCCATGATATTTTGTTTATAAATATTGTAAGATTTTAAATTATGCTAAGTTAGAAGAACCCATTGCAAATAACGTACCTGCTCTATTACCATCAATGTTAACAGTACCCCCGGATTTAACAACATTTGTTAGGGCTATTACATTTTTATTTAGATCATCTAATTTAGCTTCTAAAGCAGCATTAGGATTAGATTCACCACCACCTTCTCCTTCACCTTCTCCCCCAAACACTCCAGCAATACCCGTAGCAACTGTGCCTAATCCTGCTAATGCTGTTACAATTGGGAGTGCTGCTATGCCTGCTATTGCTATTGCTCCTAAACCACCCGCAACTCCTAGTAAAGAAGCTGCCATAAGTCCCATTGCAGGAGCTAAACCTGCAAACGCAGCTAAACTTTGAACTAAACCTTCAGTATTAGCTTCTGCCATTCTTTCAAATCCTATAGATAAAGGTATCATTGCTAATCCTAAAGCAGATAAAGCAACTGAACCTGCTAATATCAAGGGTGAGGCTAGACCTAAAGCTGCAGTTGTAGCTGCCATTACTCCTACTCCCGCAGCAAATGCTAGAATAGAATCTATATTTAATTCTTGAATCATACTAAATCCCAAAGCAGCTGGGATAAGAGCCAGACCCAAAGCACCTAGAGCAACTGAACCTGCTATAATCATAGGAGCTATAAATCCTAAACCTGCAGCAGCTAATGCTAATAAAGGTAAGGCAATAGAAAAGGCTATTAATGATTTAACATCTATTCCTTCAATTAAACTAAATGCTACTCCTGCCCCTAGTAAACCAACACCCAATGCTAGTAATGCTACTGATCCCTGGATTATTTGGCTACTTAATTTACCTACTAATGCTGCTGTGCCACCAAAAATAGCTAACGCACCTGCAAATGCTATCATTTGTACAGGATCTACATTTTCAACCATTTTCATAGCTAAAGCAAATGATCCTCCTAAAATAACACCTACAATACCTAATGCTAAACCACCTTTAACAACGTTAGCCATTTGTTTACCTATAGAAGCTAAACCATCACCTAAACCTTTTAAAAAGCCCTTAGCGCCTTGACCTTGTTTAGCACCACCAGCAGCAGCACCTTTAGTAGCATCTGCTGCTTTTTTAGCAGCGTCACCACCCATTCCTAAAGCATCTTTTACTCCTGCTTGAATCCCTTTAACACCACCACCAGCTCCTTTTGCTGTTTTAAGGAAACTTCCCATACCAGACATTGCTCCCTTAATGCTAGATCCTAATTCTGTAAAGCTTTTTGATAATCCAAAAACTCCTTTTACTACTGATGCTGCTGCTAAACTGCCAACTATTATTTTAACAGCCATCATACCCGCTTTACTGGATATTATTTTAGCAAATTGATCTAATAAAGGAGCAAATGCTGCTGTTAACTGTTCTATTGATTTATTAATAGATTCGGTAGCACTTAAACGTTTTGCTTCCTCTACACTAATACCCGCTGCTTTAGCAGCTTGTTCATCAGTTAATTGATTTTCTTTTTGTTTTAAGAAAATCATTTTCGCAACATCATCTTTAGACATTCCTAAAGATTTAGCAATAGCATCTTGTTGAATTCTATTGCCTGAAGAAAAGGCTTCCATAATTTCGGTATTATTACCTATTTCTTCGGTTAATGTTGCTATGTCATTATTTAAAGCAGCTGTTCTTGCTTTTTCTAAATTTAAAGACTTACCTGTTAAAAGTTCAGCTTCCAATTCGTTTGAGATAGATTGTTCAAAATCTAATAAACTATCTGCAATAGCTTCAGCTTGCTGTAAATTAATACCTAACCTTTGAGCATTTGCTGCTGCTTTTAGTAACCCCTCTTGCCCACCTTTAACACTTAGTGCTAAACTATTTGAAGCTGATCCAGCACCTTTTAATACTTGTTGTACATTTAAAGCGCCTTTTCCTTGTTTAGCAAAGTTTTGTACAATTGCTTCAGCTTGGTCATCAGCGGCTCCTAAATCTTCACCAAATACCTCAGCTCTTAAAGCCATGTTTGCAGTTTCTTGAGCTGATAATCCTAAGAGTTCAGATAGTTCAGTAGCAGCCATTATCGTATCAGAGCTAAAGGCAGCATTAACATTAATCCCTATTTCTTGAGATAATGATCCTATAGTTTTAACAGCATCAACAGCTGAAATAGCAGAATTATTAAAGCTTTGGAAATTAGTAGCAGTTTGACCCGTTAACTGTCTTACTTGTCTGTTTTGTTCTTCAAATTTGGCAAATCCCTGAACAAGACCTCCAATAATAACAGCAGGATCCATAAGGAATTTACCCATAGACACTACAGCTTGACCTGCTCCTGCGAGAGCAACAGTTAACTTATTTCCAGCTTGTTCTCCTCTAGCTATAGCATCAGCAGTTTCTCCCATAGCATCTGCTACTTCATCTAGATTAAAGGCTTCAGCAAAAGGTCCTAGGGATCCTTTAATTCCTTTTAATATTTGTCCTGAAACTCCTAGCAAGTCGTTCGCTCTTTCACGAATGGCTAGTTCTTTTTCCAGTTCACCATTAATATCTTCTACAACTCTGTATTGGTCAAAATGAGCAGCTACTAATGCTTTTTGTTCTTCAGTTAAATCTCCGGTTAACTTAAGAGACTGGGAGACAAAATCATTTACGTCAGCCTGTGAAGCTCCCAGCGCTCGGATTTCTGCTACTTCTTTAGCAATTTCTCGACCAATAGAAGTTTGAGTTACTAATCTTTCCCCTTCTTGTCTAGCAATTTCTAATTGGATATTAACCTTTTTTGATAAATCATTTAATTCTTTATCATTAAGTTTTGAAATATCCTGTTGGTTTAGCTTAAATTTTTGAGCGGCATCTTCAAATGCTCTAAAAGCTTTTCTAGATTTAGAAATCTCAGTTTCTTGACCCTTTAATTCAGCTGTGATTCCCCTTAATTCTGAATAAAGGTCTCTTGCTATTTGAAGATCTTCCTGTGATGCCATGACGATAAATATTAATAGACTACTTTTTTACCCTTTCTTTTATTTTGAGCAGCTTGTTGGGCAAATTCAGGAGCTTTTATATTTCCACTTGAATCCATTACAGTAGTACCTTTTCCTCCTTTGGCATTATCATAAGCTTCTTGTTCTTTTTCATAATGCTCTTGGATTTTCTTAAAAGTAAAGTTCCTTAACCATATAGGCATATTATATACCGTATGGAAATCATATCCTCCCTTTCCATAAAATACTATTTCATGGATTTGAGAAAACAAAAGGGCTCTATATTCAGAGGTCAGGCCAAAAAAACGTGAGGCCGATAGGAATGTCAATATCCTTGACATCACCATCTGGTCCCTCTAGTTCAAAAGTTAAATTTACGTCTGGTTGGGTTTGTTTGATATGTTCTCTAAACGCTCTAGAGTCCCTAGCTAAGAAATAATTGTCTACAAAATTTCTAATTGCCATTTTTTCTACATCACCATCAACAGCCGTAATCATAAACTTAAGTCTAGTAGATAATTCTGGGCTAGCGTTTTTGTTGAGTTTTTTTAAACCTTTAACTTCGGCCTCTATTTTTTTATCATCACCATGAGTAAGAAGTTTATACGTAAGTAATGTTCCCGATGTAGGTAATTGGAAATTAAATTCGTTTTTTCCTTTACTAAAGCGTTTTATATCGATTTCTTTATTATCTAATTGGGAGAGGTCAACGGTGTATTCTTCTCCGTTGTATGTAAAACTATAGTCTTTACCATACCCTAAAATACGGGCGGCTACCATAATAGCATTTTTATCGCCTACAATTAAGTCGTTATAATTTATATCAGATACGATAAGGGACTTAAGTAATTCATCAATTACTGTACCTTTACTAATATAATTTTGGTTGGTTAGGATATCTTCCTCTTTGGCAGTCATATATTTCATTTCAATCTTGCCTTTTGAAAGAGGATTGTCCTCGGGGTAGACTAAACCTTTTGAAGGTAATTCTACTATTTCTGTTGGAAACTTAAATTTTTCGTCACTCATTTTAATAACTTTTGTTTTGATATAAATATCAAAGAAAAATAAAGGAGCGCTAAAGTGCGCTCCTTTTTTATAATATTTGGCTTATATTAGAAGTTCAATACGCAGTAATCCATTCCTAAACCTACGGTTAATTCTTGGATTGTACCATCTTCATCCCAGCTATAATCCCCAAAGTTAGCTGATTTGATAAAGGCACCTTTCAAGATCCATTCGCTAACGATATCACCTACAGGACCAAGTACATTTAAAGTTACATTCTTCTTATAGAAATCAGAGTAACCATCTCTACCTGTTACTGATTCGTGGTGTAAACGAACCCATTCCATCACTGCTTGTGCTCCTGAAGGGGTGATTGGGTCGTGAAGGGCTAATTCAACATCATTCCACTTAAGTTTACCTTTGATTTTTCTGTAAACATTAATGTGGTTGATAACTTGTTCCCCTTGATCGAATCCAATAGCACCTACTTTTTTAATAGTATAGCTAGGAATACCGTCTACGTAAAGAACAAATCTATTTTTTGCCTTCGGCTCAAATGCCGTAAAAAATATTTCGTTGGGATCTAATACTGCCATGTTGTTATTTTGTTATAAATATTGTCGAATTATGTTTTTTAATTAGGATGGGAACTCAGCTCCAGTTGGTAAGACATTAAAGTCAAGAACGATAAATTCTGCAGTTTTAGTTGGTTGTAAGAAAATTTGACCAACTAACTGATTTCTGTCTACAACATCAGGAGTGTTATTTGAATCATCCATTACTACACGGAAAGCATACAAACCTTGTCTTTGTTGGACTGTTTCAAGATAGGGATTAACTTGAGATAAGAATGAATTTCTTGTAGCAATAGTATTTTGCTCAAAAACTAAATTTTGGGCAAGTTGACCAATGTAGCTCTTAAGTTGAATTAACAATCTTCTAACATTTACACGATCTAGAGCAGATGCTCTCTTTTGGAGAGTTTTCTGACCAAATACTACTACACCAGTATTAGGGAAAGTAGCTATTGGGTTAACATTTCCTGAGTAAAGAGCATCTCTATCTGCTTTAGAAAGAATTCTTTCAGTTCTAATAACTCTAGTAAGGGCTCCTCTATTTAGACCAGCAGGGGCAAACCAAGGTTCAGCACTATTATCATTAAAAGCAAATACACCTGGCATTAAAACTGATGCTGGGACCCAAACCAATCTTCCTAGATCTGGGTCTTCAACTTGGCACCAGGGCCAATATGTAGCAGAATAGCTTGAATCGAATGTAGCAGCTTCACCTGTTACTGTTGAGGTATTTACTTTGCCATAATTTACCATATCAAATACAGCTAAGAAATCTCCTCTTTCATTTGCTAATGATAATACTTCAGTAATTCTTGAAGCAGCATCTCCTGTCATTTCAGCTGTTAATCCAGGAATGATTAAACTGTTAAATAAATAAGCATCTCTGTTAGAGAGTAATTTGATAGCATCTGCATATCTTGAAGCAGGGATACCTT